AGGGAATTTCACTATGATTCTTCAGAGCTTGTTTATCTCGCAAAACAGTTAACAACATCCCAATTAACACTTACGGGTAACGCTACATCTTTTTATAGTGGTGAGACACTAACCGGTTCTACATCGGTGGCTACTACGTCTGTTCATTCTAATAATTCTGCAACAGTTATTAATGTATGGAAAACAAACGGTACATTCCAGGTAGGTGAAATCGTTACAGGTTCTCAATCAGGTGCTACATCTACGGTTACTGGTTATTCTGCAGGAAGTGCTGATAACAAATATTTCACATTAACAGATGAGATGCATGGTGTAAATAGAATTATTTCATTATCCAATAAGACTGCGGGTATCGATATGTTCGATATTCGTTATCAATTATTTTTAAACGATATTCAATCTTTATTAAACACTGATATAATTTATTACTCCCAACTTAAGACACAAATAAATTTAATAAACGATTTGTTAACAGGTCAAAAACCAGTAAGATTCAATAGACATACTAATAGGCTTTATGTAGATTTAAATTGGTCAACAGATTTAAGTATAGGTGATTATGTAATTATAGAAGGTTATAAATTTTTAGATCCAAATGTATTTACAGATGTCTACAATGATACATTTCTAAAAGAATATGCTACAGCGTTAATTAAATTACAATGGGGTACAAATCTTAAGAAATTTGAAGGCGTACAGCTCCCGGGTGGTGTTACCTTAAACGGACAAAAGATATTCGATGAAGCTTCGGAAGAGTTAAAAGTATTAAGAGATGAAATAAGAAATACCTGGGAGCTTCCAGTAGATATGTTTGTGGGTTAATAAATGGCTACAAACTTCTATTTTCAATCAGGCATACCAGGAGGTCGTTCTTCTGAAAGAGAGCTTGTTGAAGGTTTAATTATTGAATGTTTAAAAATTTATGGTTTTGATGTATACTATTTACCTAGAAGTAGTTATAATCAAGATGATATTTTTACAGAAGATCCTCTTAATAAATTTAAAGATGCATATCCATTAGAGATGTATATGTCTAATGTGGATGGCTTTCAGGGTGAAAGAGACCTGTTAACTAAGTTTGGTGTTGAAATACGAGATACAGCCACTTTTGTTGTATCCAAGCGTCGTTGGGAAGAAACAGTTGCAACTCAAGGTAATGTGCAATTAACTACACGCCCATCCGAGGGGGATGTTATATACTTCCCATTAACACAAGCTTATTTTGAAATTAAAAGAGTTGAACCACTAGACCCTTTCTTCCAAGTAGGTAGACTATACGTTTTTAAACTCGAATGTGAATTAATGCGGTACTCTTCCGAGGTATTTGATACCAAGGTTAATGAGATTGATAACCAGACAGCAGAAGTTTCCTTAGATGTTGGACAGTTCGATATATTATTAGAAACAGGTTATAAAGTTATGCTAGAATACTTTACCCCATCAAGCATAACAAACGAAGAATATTCCGTTGTTAATATAATACCTGGCGCAGCAAACGAAACTTTCTCAAACTACATAGATATTTTAGATTTTTCTGAACGTAACCCGTTCGGTGAAATAATCTAAGGAGACTAAAATTTTATCACAAAAATTTTACTATAGGAAAGATGCTACTGGTAAGGTTATACAAACATTAAAGGTACCTTTATCTTACGCCCCTAAAAATAAATTTATTGCTCGAATTCAGGGTCAACCTAAAGCCTATGAGCAATCTTTTGAGACATTCCTTCCTAGAATGGGCTTTGAGTTAACCGGGGTAACTTATGATCCATCTAGAAGAATAAGTCTTGTGCAGCAAAATAGAAGTCTGACATCATCGTCATCAGCTAATGCGCAATACGCCCCGTCCCCGTACAACATAGGTGTAACGTTATACATCTATTCTAAAAACCAAGATGATGGTTTGCAAATTATAGAACAAATTTTACCATATTTTAACCCAGATTATAACTTAACATTAAATGCTGTGCCAGAATTAGATATTAAAAACGATCTCCCTGTGTTGTTAGATAATATAAGTTACGAAGATGATTATGAAGATAGTTTTTTACAAAGACGAGCAATTATATGGACGTTAAGTTTTACTATTAAATTAAACTTCTTTGGTCCGATATCAAAGCAAGGTGTTATTCGTTCTGCGACAGTTAACACTTTTAGTGATAGAGAATTATCTAATGCTTCTCAGCGGTATAACGTGACTACATCACCATCTGATGCTTTAAATACGGATGATTTTAATTTTGTAGAAACATTTGAGGGCTTCTAATGAACTTAAATAAAAAATTAGAAGAACTTTTTAATCTAGAAGAACAGAGTGACACGTTTCCTATTATTTCTAAAACAGATAATGAAATTAAAGTAGATGATTTTGAACTAGCTAGAAATACTATGAGGGATTTAATAGCTAAGAATAGCTCTGTGTTAGATAACTTAGTTGATCTTGCTAGAAATTCAGAAAGTGCAAGAATGTATGAAGTAGCAGGTCAGTTAATGAAAACACAATCAGAAGTTGCAAAAGACTTGATGACCTTACATAAACAGAAAAAAGACGCTGAGGTTGATAGCCCCAGTAAAATAAGTACACAAAACAATATTGTTTTTGCAGGTTCAACGTCTGAGCTTTTAAAAATGATTTCTGCTGAGAGAGCTAAGACAATTGACTCAAAGTAAAAATTCATATAACGGTAATAGATCGTTAAAACAGATAGGATATACAATTGAATATACGTATGAAAATATTCAAGAAATACTTAAATGTAAAGACGACCCTATTTATTTTATAACTTCTTACTGTAAAATAGTATCTCTTGACTCTGAGATGCTTATTCCTTTTGAATTATTCAAGTACCAAGAAACGTTTATAAATCTTATTCAAGATAGTAGACGTGTAATAAGTATGCAGCCTAGACAAATGGGTAAATCTCAAGTGGTAGCAGCTTATGTTTTATGGTATACTCTCTTTAACAATAATAAAACTGTTGCAATCCTAGCGCACAAGTCTGATGGTGCTATGGAGATTCTCTCCCGTTATCAGTTAATGTATGAGAATTTACCTCTATGGATGCAACAGGGTATTAAAACATGGAACAAAGGCGATGTTGAACTCGAAAACGGGTCTTCTGTTTTTACTGCCGCTACTTCTTCTGCTGGTATTAGAGGTAAGTCTGTTAATTTATTATATGTGGATGAAGTAGCGATCATTCCAAATAATATTGCTGAACAGTTCTTTACTTCAGTTTACCCAGTAGTTTCAGCAGGTGAAACAACGAAGATTATACTAACATCTACACCACTAGGCTACAATCACTTCTGGAAGTTTTGGAATGATGCTGAGAATGGTGTTAATGGTTTTAAAGCTCTTAGAGTGCATTATAATGAGCATCCTAAGAGAGATAAGAAATGGGCGGATGATCAAAGAGCTATTCTTGGTGAGCTTAAATTTAACCAGGAGGTGTTATGCGCGTTCCTCGGTTCATCCAATACTTTAATTTCACCAGATACAATAGCAAGGTTGTCCCCTAAACCATACACATACTCTAAAGATAATTTAGATATTATTGAAGAACCTAAACATAAACACAACTATTTTATAACAGTAGATACATCCAGGGGAGTTGGAGGGGATTATTCAGCATTCTCGGTAATTGATACCACGGAGTACCCTTTTACTATTGTAGCTAAATTTAGAGATAATAAAATTAGCCCGTTATTATTTCCTAATATAATTTATAAAGTAGCTCGAGATTATAACAATGCGTATGTTCTAGTAGAAATTAATGATATAGGTCAACAGGTAGCAGATATTCTGTACAACGATTTAGAGTATGAAAATATGTTATGGGTAGGTAGTGATACTAGATACGGTCAGGTATTATCATTATCTGGTAAAAATGCTAACTTGGGTGTAAGAACCACAAAACAAATTAAACGTATCGGCTGCTCATCGCTAAAAGCATTAGTTGAGAATGATAAGTTACTGGTATTTGATAAAGATGTTATCTCAGAATTTTCAACCTTTATTGAACATAACGGCTCATATGAAGCTGATGAAGGGTATAATGATGATTTAACTATGACATTAGTTTTATTTGCATGGATTTCAAATGACGTTTTATTTCGTGATTTAATGAATTCGAATAATAGAGAAGCATTATTTAAACAGCAAATAGTAAATATCGAGGAAGAACTCACACCATTTGGTTATCTGTCACAATTCGAAGATGACCCTTTGGTAGAGGTTGTTCAAGGTGATATATGGTTGTCAGATAAATTTCAAAAAGACATTGTTGATTTTTATAAAGAATTTAGATAATGTTAAAAACCGATATTTTATAAATATTACGTACAAAATTCGTAATGAAATACTAACATTATAAGGAGAATAAGATGGCATTTCAGCTTTCACCAGGCGTCTTAGTAACAGAAAAGGATCTTACATCTGTAGTTCCTGCTGTTGCTACTACTGCCGGCGGCTTTGCTGGCGCCTTCCAGTGGGGACCTGTTGACCAGGTTGTCACAATCGATTCGGAGAATAAGCTATTTGAGAGATTTCGCGGACCCAATGATACTACCTTTACGTCATTCTTTACTGCTGCGAACTTTCTGTCATATGGTAATAACTTACAAGTTATCCGAGTCGTTAACAAAGGCACAGCAAAAAATGCAGCGGTTAATAGTGCAAACGCTGTATTAATTACAAATGAAGATAACTACATTAACAATTATACAAACGGTTATGCACCAGTTGGAGAATGGGTAGCTAAATACCCTGGGTTTTTAGGTAATTCTTTAAAAGTTTCTATGGTTGATGGCAACACATGGGCGACTTATTATACAACCTATAAAACAGAATTTGATGGTGCCCCATCAACCTCATCGTATGTTAGCCAATTAAATGGTCGGCATGATGAAATGCATATTTTAGTTATAGATGAAGATGGTTTATGGACAGGTATTCAGGGTGCGGTACTAGAGAAGTTTTCTTTTGTATCTAAAGCAGCAGATGCTAAAAAGCCAGATGGTTCATCAAACTACTATAAAAATGTAATAAATAACCAGTCTAAATATATTTGGTGGTCGTACCACACAGCAACAATTGGTAATAACTGGGGCACAGCTGCGCAGTCAGTTTTATTTGCTAACTTAACATCTAATGTTACTGTATCTTTAGGTGGTGCGGTGTCAGGTGACACTTTGTCAGATGGTAACATCATGACAGCGCTGAATATATTTGCAAATGATGAAGCTTATGACGTTTCATTAATACCATTAGGTGGTGTTTCGTCTACAGTAGCTATTGATGCGATTAATAATGTTGCTGAGAAGCGTAAAGATTGTATAGTCTTTGTATCTCCAGAATTATCTGATGTTTTAGATAATTATGGAGCAGAAGCAACCGACGTCGTCGCTTTCCGGGAATCATTACCTGATAGTTCATATGCGGTTATGGACTCAGGTTGGAAGTATCAGTATGATAGATACAATGATGTATATCGTTGGATACCGTTAAACGGTGATGTAGCTGGTACAGCTGTAAGAACGGACTTTGTAGCCGATCCTTGGTTCTCTCCAGCCGGGTTTAACCGCGGACAAATCAAGAACGTTGTTAAGCTTGCCTATTCACCTAGTAAGACAGATAGAGATACATTATACAAGAGAAATGTTAACCCTGTGGTTACATTCCCAGGTAATGGTACAGTATTGTATGGTGACAAAACACTACAATCGAAACCATCAGCATTCGATCGTATAAATGTTCGGAGATTGTTTATTGTATTAGAGAAGGCTATTGCTACAGCAGCTAAATACCAACTGTTTGAGTTCAACGATGCATTTACACGAGCTCAATTTAGAAATTTAGTAGAGCCCTTTTTAAGAGATGTACAAGGACGTCGAGGTATTATCGACTTTAAGGTGGTATGTGACGAAACAAATAATACAGGCGAGGTCATTGATAAAAATGAATTCGTTGCTGATATATTTGTCAAGCCTGCGCGCGCAATTAACTTCATTCAGTTGAATTTTATTGCAACACGTACAGGTATTTCGTTCGAAGAAATCGGCGTATAAAGGGAGAGAATAAATGACAACATTTAACGTAGAGCGTTTTAAATCTGCTCTTACAAACGGTGGTGCTCGCCCTAACCAGTTTGCAGTCCAGCTCTCATATCCTACATATGTTGCTGGTGCTGCACTTGCTGTAGCTCGGTCACCTTTCTTAGTTAATATTGCTGAATTACCTGGTCAAACAGTTAACCCAGCCATTGTTCAGTACAGAGGTAGAGAAGTTAAGTTTGTTGGTGATCGTATATATGCACCATGGACTATAACTGTATTAAATGATGCAGAAATGTCTGTAAGAAATGCATTAGAGCAGTGGATGGCTGGTATGGAAGATTATGCATCTAAATTCGGTCGGTTACAACCGGCAGAATATCAGCGTGATCTAGATGTATTCCAGTTAGATAGAAATGGAAACATTTTAAAATCATACAAGCTTGTTAACTCGTTTCCTGTAGATTTATCACCTGTAGCTCTTGATTTTGGTGCTAATGATCAAATTTCACAATTTACAGTGACATTCCAGTATCAGCATTTTACCACATCTAATAATCCTCTTGGTAGTATTATTAATGTTGGTGGTGTCTTTAACGGTACTATTTAATTCGGTATATAATTTATAATGGCAATCAATATCTTTGGTTTTACAATTGGTCGTGAAGACAAGCAAAAGGCGTTACAGAGTCAATCTTATGTAACGCCTGTTGCTGAAGATGGTGCCTCCACAGTCAATGCTGGAGGGTACTATGGTACATATGTCGATATAGATGCTTCGGCTCGTAGTGAGTCGGAGCTAATCTCTCGGTATCGTGACGTAGCTAAATACCCTGACGTAGATACAGCTATTGAAGAGATAGTCACAGAAGCTATTGCTGCTATTGACAGCGAAGAGCCTGTGACTATTAATTTAGAAGATTCTAATCTACCAGAAAGTATTAAGAAGTCAATTAGACAAGAATTTAAAAACGTTCTTACGTTATTAGATTTTAAAGATAAAGCTCACGACGTATTCAGGCGCTGGTATATTGATGGTCGGGTATACTATCAAATATTGATCGATACTAAAAATACCAAAAAAGGTATTCAAGAACTTAGATATATCGATCCTAGGAAAATACGTAAAGTAAGAGAAATAAAAAAAGATAAGCTACCTAGTGGGGTAGAAATTATAAAAGAAATAGTAGAGTATTTCATTTATAATGAAAAAGGAATAACATATAACCCAGGCATATCTCAAACAAATGCAAATGCTGGTATTAGAATTTCAACAGATGCAATTGCCTTTTGCCCGTCTGGACTAATCGATCTAGATAAAAATATTATTGAAGGTTACTTACACAAGGCTATTAAGCCTGTTAACCAGTTAAAGATGATGGCCGACTCATTAGTCATTTATCGACTATCAAGAGCACCTGAAAGAAGAATATTCTATATTGACATAGGTAATTTACCTAAACAAAAAGCAGAACAATATATGAAGGATATAATGACACGATATAGAAATAAAATCGTGTATGATTCTGCTACAGGTGAAATTAAAGATGATCGTAAGTTTATGACCATGTTAGAAGATTTTTGGTTACCTCGTAGAGAGGGCGGAAGAGGTACTGAAATTTCTACTCTACCTGGTGGTGAAAATTTAGGTCAGATACAAGACATAGAGTTTTTTCAGAATAAAGTTTACCAGGCGTTAAATATACCGGTATCTAGATTCCAACAACAGTCGGGATTTAATTTTGGAAGAGCAGCAGAAATATCAAGAGAAGAGATGAAGTTTGCTAAGTTTATAAGCAGACTTCGTAGAAAATTCAATGTTTTATTTGATGATTTATTAGAGACGTGATTACCGCTGAAGAGTGGGATTCTATCAAAGAGCAAATTAATTACGAATATGCTCAAGATCAATACTTCCAAGAAATAAAAGATACTGAAAATTTAAGAAACAGACTTGATGTCGTTAATCAAATGTCACCTTACGTAGGTGTGTACTTCAGTAAAAATTATATTCGTAAGAGCGTTTTAAGACTTACGGAAGAAGAAATTGAAAGAATTGAGAAAGAAAATGATGAAGAGCCTCCTGTTATCCAACCGGGTATGCCTGGTTCCGAGCAGATGATGGCTTTAAGTCGAGAAACAGAGCAACAACCACCACAATAAATATATTATTAGGAGCGAATATGGAATACAAAGATACTCTAGATAGTTTAATTGGTAACATTATCAATGGCGATAATTTAGGTGCTCAACAAGATTTTGAAAGTGTCATTCAGCAGAAAATGAATGACGCTATTGAAGCTAAAAAACATGAAGTAGCTGCGTCTATATATGGTACCTCTGGTAAAGAAGATACCGAAGATAGTTCAGAAGAAGAAATCGACACCGAGGAAGAAATAACAGATGATACCGTTTAAGATTCTTAGAACAAATATATCTGAAAAGACCCTTACTCCTGCTGAAATGAAGAAGCGGGAGGAAGTAGCTAAGGCTATCGAGCGGGAAAATCCAAAAATGCCTATGGGTATGAAGATGGCTATTGCTACTAAGACAGCTAAGCGTGTAGCAGAAGAACAAATTTATTACTCTCTCGTACATAAGTCAACAAATAAAGTTCTAAGTACACATAAAGATAGAGAGTCGGCTAAAGACGAGCATCAGGGTATGGACTCAGGAGTTCGAGCTCATTATCGTATCGCAACCTCTACTCAAAAGCCTAAACAAATGAGTATGAAGGAAGAAGTAGATGATGAAGGTAAGATGGCCAAAGGTCAATTAATGCGTATGGTTAATCAAGCCTCCGCATTAGCTCAAATGATGGAAGATGACAAGCAGTTAGACGGTTGGGTGCAATCCAAGCTAACTATGGCATCTGACTACCTTGATTCCGTTCATGATTATCTAATGCATAATAAGCAAGACGTAGATGAAAAAGAAGATGAGTTAGAGGAAGCTGCTTGGGGTAGAGATAAAGCTACTAACTTAAAAGACGCTCTTAACCGGCATACAGAAAAAGCTGTTGCGGCAAACAAAGCCGGTGATCATGAAGCAGTTAAAGTTCATCAAAGCAAGATGAATATGATTAAAAATCAAATGGCTAAATTGACTAAAGAAGAAGTAAGGGTAGATGAAACTAAATCTGCTCCCAAAGGCTTTCATTTTACAAAAGACGGTAAACTAAAGCGTGGAGATGCTAATCAAGATGGGTCCGGTGGTCCAATGTTAAGATCTGACCCATTAGATAAACAACGTAGTAAAGTACCTGCTGTATCAGAAGACGCAGAAGATCAACATCTTTGTGCAAAACATGTATATTCAGAAGTATACGGTGAAGGGGTTATACTAGAGGGCATGCATGCCGATCCAGACGACCAAGGTAATATTGAATGGTACGTTGTAGAATTCGCAGTAGGTCCTAAAAAAATGTATACAGAAAAATTAGATATTATGGTTGCCGAATATCACAGTAATCACAAAAAGAAAAAGAGAATGACAAATGGCTAGTTTAAGAAAATTAAAAGTAACTGCCAGGCAAGCAGCCTTTGCTGTTGTCGGGACAGGTTCTGCGACTATTAGTATTTACGATGCAATTCATTCACGTCAGACAATAGATGTCGCAAACGTTAGTCTTACTATTTCAGACATTGCATATGATGTAGGTAACTCAGCTAATATTACTAGAAATGGTAATTTAGTTTTTGCGTGTAATGCGGGGTCTGGAGAGTTTAATTATACGGATAGTATTGGTATTGTTTTAGACGACCAAAAAAGTTCGAACGTAGTAATAAATCTTGGAGCCGTCGAAGGCACCATGGTTATTCAATTTACTAAAGGCGATGGCTATGTTGACCCTGACAGACAGAATCAAGGACCAGGATCACTATGAAACTAATTAAAGAAATTTCTCAAGACCTAAGATTTCTTACCGAGGCTTCTGAGTCTGGTAAGAAAGGTTTTTATATCGAAGGCATTTTTATGCAGGCCGATAAAGAAAACAAAAATGGTAGAATTTACCCTAGAGGTATTATGGAGAAAGAGCTGGATAGATACCAGAATCTAATAAAAGAAAAAAGATCTTTAGGTGAGTTAGGGCACCCTCCTAACCCTCAAATAAATTTAAATAATGTGTCACATTTAATTACGAATTTAAAATTCGAAGGCAATGATATCGTAGGTAAAGCTAAAATTTTAGATACACCTATGGGTAAAATCGCTCAGAACTTTATTGAAGAAGGTGTAGGTTTAGGTGTATCTTCTAGAGGACTAGGCTCACTTAAAGAAAAGAATGGTATTAACGAGGTACAAGATGATTTTCATCTAGCTACTGTTGATATTGTTGCTGATCCTTCTGCACCAGATGCTTTTGTACAAGGTATTATGGAGTCAGCAGAATGGATTTTAGAAAACGGTGTGTGGACAGCTATAGACGTTGAGCGCGCACAAAGAAAAATTAAAAATACTTCTAAAGCCAATTTGCATGAGCAGAAATTAAAAGTTTTTGAAGCGTTTTTAGGTAAAATCAAATAGTTCAGCTTTATAAATAACTAAGTTAAACATACTCTTAGGAGATAAACGGATGTCAGTCGAAAATAAAATTAGAGAGTTGCTATCTCGTTCTGGTGATACGCAATCACATCTGACTGAAGAATCTAAAGAAGACCTTACTGCAAGCGGCATGGCTGACACCGGCGCAAAAGCTGCTATGAACATGAAGAGAGATACTTCAAAGGCTGGTCAGCCTGCTGTTGCTGGTGATACCACGCAGCCTAAGCAAGGTTCTTCTAAAGAAGCTTCACACGATGAATGGGACGAAGATGTAGCCAATCCAGGCGCCAAAGCTTCAGCCCCAGTTTCAAAGGATACAACACTTCCAAAATCGAAGGGTGATGCTAAATCAGCTAAAGTCCCTAACATGGAAGAAGAAGATAAAGAGGGTGAGGTTATTGCTGAAGAAGACAATGATATTCAGTCTCAATTAAATTCTATCTTCGGAGAAGAGTTATCAGAAGAGTTTAAGAATAAAGCTACCTCAATATTTGAAGCAGCTGTTATCGCTCGTGTTAACCATGAGATGGATAAAGTAGTTTCTAAATTAGAAGAGCAAGCTGCTCAAGAATTTATTGAGTACAAGGAAACTATTGTTGAAAAAGTTGATTCCTATTTAAACTATATTGTTGAACAGTGGATGGAAGAAAACCAGTTAGCAGTTGAGTCCGGACTAAGGACAGAAATTGCTGAAGACTTCATGAACGGTTTAAAGACACTTTTCAAAGAACACTATATTGATGTGCCTGAAGAAAAGTATGACGTACTAGGCGAGCTTCAAGCTAAGGCAGTTGACCTTGAAGCAAAATTAAACGACGCTATCAATGAAAATGTCGCCTCTTCTAAAGATTTAGCAGAACTAAAAGCTGCTAGAGTTTTTGAAGAGCACACGAAAGATCTAGCTGATACTGAAGTTGAAAAACTTAAGAAGTTAGTAGAAGGCGTGGAGTATGGTTCTGAAGCAGTATATCGTGAAAAAGTTGCAGTAATTAAAGAGAATTATTTCCCGAAAACTGCTCCGAAGTCACCAGAAAAAATGCTAGTTGAAGAAAGCGGTACTAACCCTGCAGCTTTTGATAGCAACGATGTTATGAGTAAGTATGTCAAAGCTATAGCAAGATCAGTAAAAACAAGATAATTATTAATAAGTTTCAAAGGAGAAGGTATGTACCTATCAGAACATTTACAGGAAAAGTGGGGCAAGGTTCTTAACCACGATGCTCTTCCTGATATTAAAGACAACTACAAGCGCGCAGTAACTGCAGTCCTACTAGAGAACCAAGAAAAGGCTCTCATGGAAGACCGTCGTATGCTGTCTGAATTAGCCCCGGCTAACAACTCATTCGAAACAGGCGGTATCGATCGCTACGATCCAATTCTTATTGGTCTAGTTCGTCGTGCTATGCCTAACTTAATGGCCTATGACATCTGCGGCGTTCAGCCAATGACAGGTCCTACAGGTTTAATCTTTGCAATGCGCTCTACATACGGTAACGTTCGTACAGATGCTGGTTTATCGGAGGCTTTATACAATGAAGCTGACACCGATTTCTCGTCGTCTGGCTTCGATTCAGCGTATGCAGGTACAGCAAAGAATGGCACACATGCTGGTAACAACCCAGTAGACGGTGCTTATACAACCGGTGCTGGTATGACATCAGCTGAAGGTGAAGCATTAGGGGATTCCTCCTCTAAT